GGCTGGGGGCGCGCTGATGGCTATTCGCATCCGGACAGTCGATGGCCTCCGGGTGGCGCTTTGTGCCGCCGAAACCGATCCCATGCCGGGCGATGTCTATCTCGACGACGCATCTCATTATGCGCTCGCCGCAAAGTTCTCGCGCGATTGGGATGCCGGCATCGAATACCCGGAGGAATGGGCCGCGATGGATACGCAGAAGATGCGCGATGCGGAGACAGAGCTGAACAAGTGGCTTGCACAAAAACATGACGCCTGAAGCCGCCATCTCCGCCTATCGCCGCGCGCTCAACCTCGACAATCTCGGCGAGCCGGTCGAAGTGCGCCGCTATACCGGCACGGCCGGACCGGACAGGCCCTATTTCGACGCCACCGTCATAGCGCGCGTCACCGACTATCAGCCCTCCGATCTCGTCGGCGACATAAGGCAGGGCGACCGGCACGTGATCCTGATGCAAGAGGATCTGATTGCGGCCCAATTTCCGATGCCCGTCCGCCAGACCGACAAAATCGTGGTGCGCGGCAAGGAATGCGCCATCGAAAAGCTGGACGACAGCACGCGGCGCATCGGAACGACGCTGATCGCTTATGAGGCGAGGGTCAAGGCATGAAGCCGCAATCGCTCAAAGCAATGGAACAGAGCCTCAAGGTCATTCTGGACGAAGCGACGGGCCCGGCCGCGACGAAGCTGCTCGCCGATACCTGGCGCGGAGCTCACAACGAAGTGATGAACGCCGGCAAGCGCCGCTCCCGTGTCGATCCGGCCTTCACCGTCGCGGCGGACAATGACCAGCGCAAACCTCCGGAGCAGGCGCGCAGCCTCATCGTCTCGAATTACGATTACCGGCGCGAGGTGGCGAACGCGACCATCGACGCACTCGAAAAGGCCTCGCCCCGGAAGTCCGGTGCCTATGTCCGGGCGCATACGATATTCGTCAACGGAAAGCCGGTGGGGAAGGTTTGCCCGCCGATTGCGCTCACCGATGATCTCTCGATCTCCAATCCCGTTCCGTATGCCCGGCGCCTCGAAGTGGGGAAGACGAAATCGGGACGTGATTTTGTCATTCAGGTCCCGTCCCGCATTTACGAGCGCACCATGAAAGAAATTCGCGCTCAATATCGCGACGTGGCGAAGATCAGCTTCACATACCGGGCGCTTCTAGGTGGCGGACAGGTCAATCAGGTGAGGGCGGCGAGCAAGGGGCAAAAGTGGTGGCTCGGCGGCGGCGAGGCCCGCGCCGCATCCGGCGTGTTTGAAAGCATGATCGGGAAGAAGTTCGGGAAAACCGCTCACAACCAGTCAAGCGTGAGGTTTCCGACAATTCTTATCGAGGCCCTGTGATGGAATTTGCCGCCGCCGAAGCGATCATCAAGGCGCGCTTCATTGCCGAGTGGCCGAACGCTTCCGTCCCTATCAATTGGGCAAACGAGGATAACCAACTCCCGGACAAGCCCGCGCCGTTTCTCGCGGTGGAGATCATCGGCGACGGCGAGGCGATGTATGCCCACGGCGCCGGGCGCGGGGCCAATGTCTGGCGCGGCGAAGGCGCAATCGGCATCCATGTGCTCATCCCGAAGGGCTGGGGTACGCAGCACGCGCTGCAGTATCTCGACGAAGCCTTCGCGATCTTCCGGGGGCTGCGCCTCGACGGCGTCTCCTACGCCGCCGCCATCCCGCAAGGCGCCGGGCAATACGCCCATGACGGCAACTATTGGCAGGTCGACGGCGAAGTGCCGTTCCACACCTATCTGATCGGCTGATCCGAACATCAATCCCGACACCGCCGCCTCTTTCCGGGGCGGCAACACCATGCGCCGCGTGACGCCCGCGCGGCCCGCATCCCTTCGCGCTGCTTGGGCAACAGCGCCTCTCCAAAAAGGAGCCCTCTCATGACGATTCCGGAAAATGCCGACGACAGGCTGACCTACAAGCCCTATTCGTCCGGCGCCATCACGGCAGGCAGCGAACCCGTTCCGGCATCGGCCCCGGCCGCGACCGGCGGGCAGGTGTTGCGCCATGTCAGCCACAACATTTCGCTGGCGAAGGACTATTTCGCGCCGAACGAAAAGCGCACCGACCGCCAGACGGCCATGGGCCGCCACGGCACGAAGCGCGCGCCCGGCACGATCTCCGGCCTTCTCTCGCCCGGCACCTATGCCGACCTCTTCGAGGCGTCGTTTCGCGGTACCTGGTCCGCAGCGGCGGTGACGATCAACGAAAGCGACTGCACGTCGGTTTCAGCGGACAATGCGACCTCGAAGTTCGTTTTCGCCGCGGGCGATCCCGAAGCCCTCGGCCTGCAGGTGGGCGACGTGTTCCGCTTTGCCGATCTCGCCGACACGGACAACAACGCCAAGAACTTCGTCGTCCTGTCCTTCGGCGGCACTTCCAACCGCGAGGTGACGGTTTATCCCGCGCCCGACACCATGTCGCCTGATACCGGGTTCACGCTCACGACGCAGGGCCGGAGCCTTATCATCCCGGCATCGGGCCATGTCAGCCGGCTCTTCGCGTTCGAGCACTATAACAGCGCGGCCGATATTGCCCGCCTCTACACCGAGGCGCGCATCGGCGGTTTCCAGCTTCGGCTTCCCCCGAATGACAATGCCGGAATCGATTTCACCATCATGGCGCGCAACCGCGTGATCTATGAGGCGTCGAGCGCCCCGTTCTTCACTTCGCCTGCAGCCGAAACCACGACGGACTTCTGCGCCGCCGTGAACGGCCTTCTCCGGGTGAACGGTGAGACGCTGGGCGTGATCTCCGGCCTCAACATCAACATGGCGATGGACCCGTCCGGCCCGTCCGTTATCGGCTCGCAGCTCGTGCCCGACATCTTCCTGCCGAACGCCACCGTCTCCGGCGACTTCTCCGCCTTCCTCGACGCCGACGCCGTCGACCTTATCAACAATTTCGACGACGAGGATGACGTAAGCATCCTCGGCTACCTGACGACGAGTGAAGCGGCCGCAGCCGATGCGATCACGGCCTTCCTGCCCCGCATCAAGATCAACTCAGCGGTGGAATCGGACGATCAGTCCGGCGGCAAGCTCGTGAATTTCCAGTTCATGGCGGGCCGCTACAACGGCGCCGTCGCGGGCTACCCGGATAGCACCATCCGCATCACTGACACGGTCGTAACGTCCTGACATTGAAATCGGCGCCCCGCCAAGGCGCCGAATAAAGCTTCCCCGCAAGGGGGAGTGGTTGGCCACCCAATGGGCCGGAGCGTGGCGGCGTTCCGGCCCTTCTTCCGCCAAAGGACATATGAACATGGCACTTCCCAAGGGCCTCGGACTGCCCGTCGAAAAGCCGATCCGCGTCACGATCATCCACCCGCTCACAAACATGCCCGCTGTCAACAAGCACACTGGCGAGGAAGCGTGGGTCGAACTCTATTCGACCGACAGCCCCATCGTGAAAGAGCGCGCCCGCGACATCACGCTCGCCCGCATCAATGCGGCGCAGGCGAGCAGCTACCGCCGCAAGCTTGCGACGAAGAAGGACCTCGACAAGGCAGAAGCCGATGCGCTCGATACGCTCGCCGCGCTGACGCATGACTGGTCGCTTGTCGGCGTCTTCGGCGATCATGACGGGGAGCCTATCGAAGACTTCCCCTGCACGCCGGAGAATGCGCGCGATCTCTACGCCGATCCGACCATGACCTGGCTCCGCGAATTCGTCGATACGGAGTCCGCGAACCGCGCAAATTTCGCCAAGGACTCGTCGACGAACTGATCGAGTTCGCGCGGCACGAATTCTGGCTCAGTGTCGCGGACGAGTCCGGAGCCACGAAGCGCGATCACCTTGAAAGTCACTGGCGGCAGACCGGAAAGAAACCCGACGACCTCGACGGCCCGGAATGCCCGCCAGACCTTCAATATCTCATCGAATGGTTCCTTGAGCTTTCCGTCTTCCGCCGGGCCGGTCTTGCGGGGCCGGAGCGGATCACGCCGCTCGACATCTACGGTCATTCGATGCTGACCGATCGCTTTCCCACCCATTGGGAATTGAAGGCGCTCGGTCTTCTCGACATCGCCTTCATCGAAAGCCAGTCGAAGACGATGCCGAGGCCAAAACACAAAGACCCCGACAAGCCCAAGAAACCCAGCCGAGGAAAATAGATGGCAGGTGACGTCGTCCGCCGCGTCATAACCCAGATGGGGCTCGACGCTTCGCAGTATCTGCGGAGCGTGGACCAAGTCGCGCAGGCGAACGAAAAGCTTGTCGCGGCTGGGAAGCGCGTCGGCGACCAAACCGCCACGACGGAACAGCGGCTATCCAGCGGCGCGAGGGCGACGGATAAGATCGCCGGCAGCGTCGACCGGAGCGAGCGGGCATACAAGGCTTACGAGAGGCAGATTAACCGCGTCAACCGCGCCTATCAGGACGGCGACATCACAGCGGCCCGTCATGCACAAGTGACGGCCAAGGTCGAAGCTCAATACGAGAAAGCAACACTGGCATCGAAGCGCGTCACGACGGCGACGGACCTGCTGCGCCGGGCCTTCATCGCGCTCGGCGGTGTCATGGTGCTCCGGGAGGCGATACAGCTTTCGGACGCCTACCTCAACATGACGGGCCGCCTGCGCCTGGTAACGAACAGCGCTGAGGAACTGGCCACCACGCAGAGCCGCCTGTTCGATCTCGCGCAGCGGTCCCGCGCCGGATTTCAGGCGACGACCGAGCTTTACGTCCGGCTCGCGCAGAACACGCGCGATCTCAACCTGTCGCAGTCGCAGCTCATTGCCGTGACTGAGACAGTGAACAAGGCGTTCAGGGTTTCCGGTGCGACCAATGCCGAGGCCGCCTCCGCAACGATCCAGCTATCGCAGGCCTTCGCCTCTGGCGCGCTTCGCGGCGAGGAATTCAACTCGATCAACGAACAGGGCCCCCGCATCATGCAGGCCCTTGCCGATCATCTCGGCGTGACGCGCGGCGCCCTTCGCGAAATGGCGAAGGAAGGCAAGATCACGTCCGAGATCATGGTGAATTCGCTTCTGGCCGCCGGGGTTGAGGTGGACGCGCAGTTTGCGAAACTCCCCCGGACATTCGGCGAAGCCTTCACACAACTCCAAAACCAGATACTCCGGGTTGTCGGCGAGACGACACTTGCCGCCGGCGCGGGCGAGCGTCTCAACGCCGTGCTGGACGATATGCGCCGTGTCATCGGCACGGAGGAATTCTCCAAAGGCATTTTCCTGATCGCGACCGGCTTTGGCGAAATGGCACGCTTCGCCACCGATCTCGTCGCCGCTATAGGCGCGCTTGAGGAAAAGTTCAGCGGCGGGTTTCTCGGCGGATTGAGCGAACTGGCGAAATATCTCTTTGTCGGACAGGCCGCGCTGATGGGCGCTGGCGATTTGGCACTCAGCATTGTCGGCGGTCCTAATGAGCCTCCCGCCAAAAACAGCGCTGCGCTCGCGGCATGGATCGGAACCGGTCCCGGCGGTGGCGCTGTAGCGGGCCTTCCGTCTTCCGGCGCATCCGGCGCCACCAAGGGCTTCGACAACAAGCTCTCCGAACTGAAGGCACAGGCCGAACAGCAGGAACGGTTGCTTGCCGCCTATAGCGACGGCCCGGCCGCCGTGCTGGAACATGAAAAGGCGCTCGCCCTTCTGGCGAAGACGCAGGGCCTCAGCGAAAAGCTGACCGGCGCGGAGCGGAAGGCGCTGGAGGGATACCTCACCCGTATCGACGAGGCGAAGCGCGCCATCAAGGAAATGCAGACCTTGAAGGCAGCGGAGGCTCGCGTCTGGGAGACCTCGGAGCGCGCCAAGATCGCGAGCATCTCCGATC